GCGCCGGTTCTCTATAAAGTGCTCTCCGGTCAGATCACGCCGCAGGTGCCTGCATCGATCCTGCAGCTGCATGCAAACGTAACCCTCGTCGCCGACAGGGAAGCGGTATCCGTCACCATGGAAAACGATCCGGAATTGATCACAAAGGCCCAATAACATAGCTGTAACGGTAAAGACGCCCACAGGGCGTCTTTTTTTATTTATATGCCGCAATAGAGCAAAGAAAGAACGAGGAAGCGAAGCCTGTGGCGGCTTCGCTTTTCCTGCATTCCGGGCAGCGAAGCGCAACAAAAAGCTGGTTGCGTTTATGCGGTTATTCTTTGCCAATGTTTCCATTCGGCTCCGTTGACGCCCCAATCCTTTTTTGCTATACTATCAAAGCATTGCATATGGAGAGATGTCCGAGTGGTTTATGGAGCTGGTCTTGAAAACCAGTGACGCCGCAAGGCGCCGGGGGTTCGAATCCCTCTCTCTCCGCCACAAAATTTCGGTCTTGGAGAAGTACCCAAGTGGCCGAAGGGGCGCCCCTGCTAAGGGCGTAGGGTGAGTGTATCGCCGCGAGGGTTCAAATCCCTCCTTCTCCGCCAAAGTGCCCAGAAATGGGCACTTTTTCCTTTGTAGGGAAGGGGTTTACGAAGAGACTTCACGTAAAATTGTGCTGGAAAATCATCGAAAAATTAATGCTATTGCATACTCTATTGCATACCTGTTTTTATCCTTAAAAGACTAATAAATTTGGAATGTTCTTGAAGTAATCTCATCAACCGCTTGCATCAGAAAATGTGCTATTATTCTAGCGAAGGGATGTGCTTGTATGAGTAAGTCTTTTGAGGTTGACCGTTTTCTAGCTCGAACGGATAAGGGTAAAGAGTATACTATCGTCATCTACCAAGATTTTATTTCCGTATCCTCAAGAGGTGCTACAATTCGCGGAGCACAAACCCTGCGTACATCAACGGGCCTCATAGTTGTTCCAGATATCTCCGGAGGATTCAGGATCCCAGCCGCTTCAGGTGATATCGCCTGGAAGGTATAAGGCGCAAGTTTTACGAAACACTTTCAGAAAATCAAGAAAGCCCTGGCATTGTAGCCAGGGCTTTTTTAGGATCTATCATGAAGCGATTAATTCAGCTTATCTGTCACTTCAAATCCGAGTCTTCCATATCGTCTCGAAGTTCAACATCCCTGAGCTGCTTCTGCACTTCAAACGCTCCAGTCGATGCCAGACCGCTTGCAAGCCCGCCCAGTAGGGTCTGCGGGGTGAAAGCCCACGCGTTGAACCAAACGTTAAGAAGGATCCCCAGACAGCCGACTATGAGCGGAATGAACTTATTCGGGATGAAATCGAGACTGTGCTTGATGACGTAACCCACCCCGAAGCAGATGGCTAAAACCACTGCCACCAGATACTCATTCAACATTTCCATATCCATGTACCTCCTTTCCAAAAAGTCCTGTGATTCGGACATTACCGTCCCTGCATCTCATCGAGTTTGACTTCAACCTTCGTGAGTCTCTCGATAAAGTCGTTGTGCTTATCCATCTTGTCTTCGAGCATCTTCAGCCGGTAGTTCACCAACCTGTTGCTGGACAGCACACCAAACGCTGATCCTGCCACTGTTCCAACGACCGACAATACCGCCACCAACACTTCCGGCTGCATCATGATGCCTCCTGTTTTAGAATTACGCTGCCACCCCTTGAGACGCCTTCCACTTGACCCAGTTCTTGAACCGGTACCACCACCGCGCTAACCCTGGGCGGATATCGTAGTGGTTATTGGAATTGGATCCATGGCCACGGCCGCCCTTGCTGAGAAGCACCTCTATGACCTTCCCGATCTGGTAGCAGTTCGGAACGTGGTCCGCTCTTGTCCCGTCATTGGAAACCCGAACCGCATACAGGTCCGCAGCTTCACCAAAAAGATGCCGGCTCTTTTTCGCGCCGTTGCAGGCTCTGTTGTACGCAGGTCCGCGGTATCCGCTCCGGATGAGGATCTTTACTTCCTGCCCCTCGCCGGCATAAAGCCTGTTCAACTCAGCCCTGAGCTTCTCAAGCCGAAAGAAAAGCTCCTGTGTGTTTGCGTAATACAGTACCGGACACGGCGTCCAGTACTTCGCCTTCTCCGGCCTGTGCGGCCGATCGAATTCCTTTGCAAAATCAAAGTGCTCGGTTCCCGGAAACATACCCGTTCGTTTGAACAGCTGCTCGAACATTTGCAGATCCGCAATACCCTTGACGGGCAAACCAGCCTCTTTCCGAAACGCCTTAACGGCACCTTCTGTGATTGGGCCAAAGATTCCATCAAGAGCGCCCTTGTAGTACCCGAGGGATATAAGCATCTTCTGCAGGTACTCCACCATTTCGCTTTTCATTCGTTGTCGTGTCAGTTTAAGATTTGTCATGACCACCCCTCCTCAATAAAATAGGCGCTTTCGCGCCTTCATTTTCGTCAAGTTATTTCTCAGCCTGCACCCAAGTCCCGCTTGCGGTTCTTAGGTAAGTCTCCTGCTTGGCTCCGTTGGCCCAGATGTCCAACTTTGCCCATGAGCCATCGGACTGCTTGACTTTGCCGCCAGACCCATCGTCACGCCTTATCTGTGCGGAGGTTTGCCAATCAGATGCCGCACCTAACGCATCAACCGCACGAACTCTATACTGAACCAGTCCATTGTCTGCTATCGGCGGCGTGTCCGGCTTTGTGGTCTCTGCCTGCCATGCGAATAAGCCCCATGCGTCCCAGTCCACCCCGTTGTTGCTGATTCTTCGCTGCAGCTCGTAATGATCGAAGTTTCCGTCAGGATCGGATACCCCCGGCCACGACACGGTAAGCGACACTTCAAACGGGGATGGTATTACGGAAATATATGCCGGCATCGGCGGTATGCTGTTGATGCGAACGAACCCGGTGAAAAAGCTCCAGTCGCCACGGACTCCATACGTATCGAAGCCGCGAACGAAGAACTTCCAGTATCCGCCACGAGACCAACCCGTCGTCGGTACATCGATGTACTCCTGGTTAAGCGCTTGGGTCGTTCCCATGATTTGGCCATTGTTGTACCAAACGCCGGCGCCGTTCTGCATGGCGGTCTCATAGCCGGCAAGATTATCATCCGGATCACCTTCCCACAAGAATGAAATCCGAATGATGGTCCCGGGCTCAATCAATGAAACGTTGACTTGTGGCGGTAACTTCTGACCAAAGGGAGGACGGTTTCTTGTGGCACCTGCGGGATCGGACCGTTGGCCCTCGCCGTATGCGTTGTATGGTATGACCGAGATTTCAATAAACGCCCCACGTACTATACCGGTGATGTCCATCGATGCCGACAGGTTCGGCGTCGCAGTTAACCGGTTCCAACCGCCGCCATTGATGCGGTAATCCACATAGTATGCGGATGCATATTGAGATGCCGACCACGAGATACCGATCGTGCTTTCAGGTGCATTTGCGGGATTCAATGCTGGTGTGGCACCCTTGCCCGGCAGCTCGGAGTAGTTGATGATCAGTTTCGGTCTCTCGCCGACGGTTGCGTATTCACGGGACCGGAAACCCTTTCGCGTGTTGCTCGGCGTTGTGGGCTGTTCGAGGCGGAACCCGTACCACGGCAAAGAAAGGTATTGTTTGACGGCCCGAATATGCTCGGTGACGTCCCAAGCTATGACAGCATAGGAGTTCCCTGATACAGATAAATCTGTGTATGGACTGCTTTGGGCTGCCGGGGCATTGTTGTGCGTCAGCGTGCTTTCCGCCCATGCTGCAGCTGCAAGCGAAGCTCTTAGGTCAACCGTCGTGTTGTATCCGTATTCCGCAGCGTATTTGACAAGCTGCAACTGGGCTGAATGAATGACGAAACCGTTTGCTATGGAGGATAGGTCAAAGTTGATGAACGATTTGAGAATCGCTCCTGTGCCTGTTTCACCGATATACAGCGTGGTTTCGTCTCCGTAATTGCTTCCCGGGTATGAGCTGTGCGAATCGGTATCCGCAATGGCATCAAGCGTGATTATGGGCATGCACTCGCCCCCTTACGAAGTCTTTGGTTTGAACCACAGTGAGTTTGCGGGCACTGCGCCGGGATCGGTGCTCTGGATATAGATTCCGGGAACGACTGTTGATGTGCCGATCTGAAGCTTCGTTACCTTGATTGACCCGTCGCTTTTCGTCGCAAGCATATGAGTGTCAGCCTCACCGTCGCTCTTTGTGGATAGACCCCGAAGAAGATCTGCATCGAGCCCGGAGCCGCTGCCGTCAACCTGCTTGATAAGGTTGAGCATGTTTGCTGCCGTGATCTGTGAAGCGAGGGCATAGGCGCCCGATTCGAGCTGAACCGTGAGCGTGATGCTCGATGACAACACCGAGGTCATATAGACTACCCGTTCGACTATCTCCGTGCCCTGGGCCGGTATCTGATCTGCCGTCGTGCCGGCATTCCCGTACATGTAGAGGATCTCGCCTTCCTGCGGATCCTGGGCAAACAAGCCGATCTCCCGGTAATAGAAAGCCGTCGACACGCCCTGATTGTTGAACGTGCCCGAGGCGATCACTTCAGAGCCGCTGCGCACGACGCCGTTAAGCGTCACCCACAGGATGCGGTGAACCAGAGCATTGAGCGTCTTCGGATCCGTAGACCCGATCTGTCCGTCACCTACCGCCATGCGCGTGAACTGCATCGCAGCGCCGGCTACGCACTTGGCGATAAGCGCGGTCCCCTTGTTCGTAATGGTAAGCTGTCCAAATGCCATACTCTAATCGCCTCCCAGTAAGTGCTGTGTCGCTGTGCCGTGGTACGCTCCACCGGTGTAAAGAATTCCCTGGAGCGGATCCACCGTCGTGATTGCGTCCAGTTCGGCGGAGACGCGCTTCACCCATCGAATGGACGTCGCGAATGCGTCAATTTGGCTGCCCGTCAGATTCTGCGCCTGTATCTTTATACGGAAATGCCCGGGAGAACCCCCGTACTGCCAATACTCCTCAACCTCGGCGGCGCCGAAATAGTCCTTCGCCACCTGCTCAACCGCAGCAGCCGTACCCAGCTGTCGGTAAACGATTTCAGCGCTTTTGATGATGGATCTCTTCTGCGTGTTCGTGGCATTGCGATCGTACCATTTGAGGTTGAGTGCAACGGCCATTTCGTCAAGAATTGTCTCATCCTGCTCATCGATCCTCGAATTGATCGGCAGAATCCTTCCGACTATGAGCAGTACTTCGAGCAGAAAATCAGCTGCCGAAGACAGACCCTGCACGATCCGATCGCTGCGGAATGACAACGGCAACAGTTCAATTAATGACACTTCGCTCAGCAGCATCCCATCACCCTCCTAGATCAGTCCGCCGTAGGTGACAGAAGGCGTCCCTGAGAGGACCGCAATCTTGTTCGGCGTCAACGATGCGAACGCCGGGTTCGTTACGGTCACCCTCGCCGCACCCGCGTTCATCAGCTTCTGAATGAGCACATTCGGATTGACATGCCTCCCGAGCGCTGCGCCTTGCCAAACCACAAAGTTTTCAATCGCATCCTGAACAGCTGCCTGAATCATCGCTTCTTCCGGTTGCCGGTCGGCTTCGATGTAATAGGTCAGCGTGATTGAATAGTTCTGTACCGTCGGCGCCTGGACGGTGACGGCGTCTGAAAGCGGCCTCACCGTTCTTGGTGAAAGCGCGAACGCAACCTTGTCCAAAAGCGGTTGGCCGGGGATTCCTCCGTTCTCGAGCAGCACGGTGACCGTCACCTGCCCGGCGCCTGGACTGACGACGGATACATCCTCAATCGTACTGTCTGCGCCTTTGGCCCAGAAAATATATGAAAGCTCCGAACCGGCGGCACTGTACGATGCCATCGACAGCATGATGCGCTCCCTATAGGATTCATCGCTCTCAATCTCCGCGCCGCCCTGAGAGGCGTCTGTGTTGGTCACGCCCTGGACCAGCGGGACAAGGTCAACCTGAACGACGATGGAATTGATCGGGAAGTTGTTGTATCCGCTGCCTGTCCCGGTCGCCTGCGCCGTCACGCTGCCTGTAAGCTGCCCAGCTGGTATGGTAAGGTCTTCGGTCGTCGCAAAGAAGTGCGAGCTGTCAGGTGTCACACGAGTGCCTGCCGGAATCAGAGTCGGCGTCCCTTGCACCGCGCTCAGAGTGAACTGCATTGTCACGAGCGCCGCTTGCGCCGGGATTCGCGTTACCCCACGCGCAGTACCGAGTTCATCAAGGTACTCTCCGATCGCGTACTGCGGAAAATCCATGTTGATGAGCGCGTTGAGCTTCCCGAGTGCCACGGTAAGTAAGCCTGACATCGTGTTGAGGAGGATCCGCCGCTCGTCGCCGGCATACAGTTTCTCCCCGACTTCCGCCTCAAACGCCTCGATCGCCGCCTCTTGTATCAATTCGGGATCGATTTCGAGGAAATCACGCAACGGATACCACCACCTTCATGTTGACCTCGCCGGTCGCTTCGCTTAGTCGGATAGTTTCGACAATGGCACGCGGCTCACGGTCGGCAATCAGGTCGGATATATCCCCGTAAAGCAAAGACCGGGCGCTCATCAGCGGCCGGTCTATGATTGTCGGATCGATCCCCAGCGTCCTGTCACCTATCACTTCACCTTCCACAATGCCGATCAGGTTGGCGCAATTCAGAAGAACGCGCTGCGAATAGCTCAGTTTACCGGGCCATGCAAACCCGCCCTGGCTGATCTCCTGCATTGGATTTCACCATCCTCTCAGCCGGCGGCTGTATCTTTGCTTACACGACGACCGGCACCGCCACCAAGGGTTGAACCACCGCCGCCCGTCTTCTTCTTTTTTGCTTTTCTGCTCCCACTTGCAGAACCGGTAGCGGTCGACTGGCTGCCCGACTCAACAAACGACAGAGCCAGGCTGCACCCAAGGATCACGCCGAAAGGCCCGATCCTTGTCTCTGATACGGCGACGGTCATCAGCAGCCATTTCGCCGGTCCGAACACGCTGTTCCCAATAATTAAAGGGTAGGCAATCTTGCCCGTCTCCAGACTTTTCCAGGATTTGATCTCATCTGCGACGCCGACATAGGCATGATCAAGCCTGACGTTAAAGGAGAGGGTTTCAAGGCCCTCTCCTTTCACTTTGATTGTGGATTTGCCGCCGGAAACCTCGGTCTCTTCCGTCTTCAGCGCCGCTGTGTTTGTGAGGTCCTTCATCGGTATGATCGAATTGCTGCTGGTGTCAAAAACCTTTGGTCCCCAGGTCGCTATGGGCATCGGATTCCCTCCTCAACGCTTGGCCATGATATATCTGATCTCACGTATACGCAGCTGGTATGCTTTCGCTGTCTGATCGAGTGACCCGATATCCTTATCGAACTTCTCCTTCAATCGCTGACTGCGAAGGTACTGCGCCACCTGCGTGTCATATGATTGGAACCAAACGTTCATCTCATCTAGCTCCGCCTGAAGCCGTTTGCGGTCTTCTTCCTTCGCCCTGTCAATCCATTCGAATGTAGCCATGATCAGACGTCCTTCCATTCTGGAAACCGGTCTGCTTCCGGCGCATTTTCCTGGATGAAGTTCAGAAGCTTAAGGTGCAACACACCATCGATCCTTTCAGCTTCGAGGATAGGATTGACGGGCAGCAGCGTTTGAATGGTGGAGAGATCTATTCTTCCGTCAGATGTCCCTGAGAAGTCAAAGGTGTCGGAGATATCCTCCATGGTCGCCGTGACTGTATCGCCTTCAAACTCATAGGCGATGGTCTTATCGCTTACTTGCGGTGACATATAAACGCGCACTACCACCATCTCCCTATAGCGATCCAATAGAAATCCTCACCGGCGTCTCCCCAGCCGGACCCGTTCCACCAATACCGGTTCATTCCAAAACCGGTCGTTGTAATATCACGGGGATTGAAAAGCAAGATTGAGCCTGTTGTCCGTGGTATCGGCACTACTGTCGGCGCAATCGAAAATGCTGCCGGGAACGTCACGTTGGTGGCTGAGATATTGCCCCAGCACTCCATCACACCATTGGCGTATTTGGAATAATATCCGTTTGCGTTATTACCAGACGGACAGGTCGGTAAAGCGCCACTCGACGTCCAATAAACTATCCAGTCGTGCCATGATGAACCGCCGTCTGTTGATATACGCCTGTGAACTGGCCCGATATAGGTTTCAGCCGCCTGGACCAGATACGTTGAATTCCCGAGCATCCAGTCGACGGTCAGCTTGAAGGCGAACCCAACGGTAGGACAATTGATCAGCGTCTGAGCCCGGACATTGAGCGGACAGATATATGTGCCAGGGTAGGTGAAGCTGTTCAGATTCTCATTGTCTTGAATCTCTCGTTCGCCTTCAACCAGGCTGTGACACCATCGCGGGTCCATTACTCGCCTGAACTGCCCCCAGACAGAACCGGTGGCGGCACGATGCCACATCGTGCCGCCCTGGTAGTAATCGTGCATAATCTGGGCGCCGTATCCATCGGCATTGGAGTGTGCCATGTTGATGAGATGCCGCCAGACGGAATTGTAGATTCCGTTGTATATCCCGCTGGTAAGCGAGTTCTGCGCATTGTCGAACGCGCTGCCATTGATAATACACGAATGGGCCATACGCTTTGGCCCAATCACAACCTTGCGCGTGATGTTATCGGTCGGTTCAGCTAAATTGTAAAGGGATGTGACCCTGTTGCGCATATCCGTGGAATTGGTCTGTTGAACGACAGCCAGCGCCGATCCGAACATGTGGGTTCCCTGTGTCCAGAAGCAAAGAAACCCATTACGGCAAAACACGCTGACGGGTGCTATATAGTCCAAGGCGGTCGCATGAGTGTTGATGATGGCGTTCCCGGAAGCATAGTTGTAGCCCTCCAGAACAATATCCAGAACCTGGCCTTGGCCATAGTTGTTGCCGACGAGATGGAGGCGGAACATCGCGTTCTCCGTCGTCGGTATGTCTGTTTGGATCATAATCCCGTCCGGGACCATGTACGTTACGACCGGCATGAGCGTTGCCCATTGGGTATCGTAATCATCACCGCTCTTTTTCACCAGCGCCTGCCCAGCGCCGCCGCCAGCCGGCCCTGGAGACGGGATATATGTTGCATCCGCAAGGCCAAGCACCAGGCCGCTGTTGCCGCACTGCTCGTAAAAGGCGATCTGGCCCGGAGCGATCGTCTTAATGGAGTTCGAAAGGAATAACCATCCCGATACGACACCGTCGGCATGTACAATGCGTGCACGCCTGCCGTTGACGGCCGACACGATCCCCTTTTGCATCAGTAATCACCTCGGATAGGCTGTCGAAGATTCAGGCAGACTTTCCTGCCGACAAGATCATGCACGGCGCGGTCGATGTAGTAGTTGGCAGAGAAGCCACCGAATCCGTTTATGCCGACAACATTGCCGGCTGCAAGGCCGGTGGCTTCGTCAACGGTTACGGATCCGGTCGTTTCATTACGGTTGGCCCACCGCAGCAGCCCTTTTGCATATCGCTGTGCCTCGCCCTGAGACGCCACAGCAATGGTTTGGACTATCGTGCCGCCGCTGATCGCCACGTCCTCCCACCTGCCGAGAATTGTTTTGCCGTCGTCCCCCAGATGTTTCACTACGGATTCCCGCATCAGTCCTGCATCCGAAGTCATAAACGCCGGACTTGAATACTGCCCCGAGCCGAAGCTCGCAACCGGCGATGACTGTTCGTGTACCTTTTCATTGATGAAGATGAACTTCCCGTCGAAAGCCTTAAGGCCGAACGAGTTGAGCAGGCAAAGCGACGAAAGCAAGCCGGGCACAGTCATGGCGCTCCGATCGACACGGGCAAAGATCGTATCCGGAACGCCTGCACAGTCCGCACTCATCCCGATCTGGGAAGCGAGACGCGCAACAAGCTCCGAGAAGCGAATGTTCTCCCATGATTCGGATGCCGCTGCTAGGGAAGCGGGTGGCGTCGCGGCGCCGCGCAACACAAACGAATGATCCAATGCATGGCAATCCGTTACGTACATCTTCCCGGATCGCAGTGTGCCGGAGCTGACTTCAAACAGGTCACCCTTTTTCGGTACCCATATCCTCCAGAGTTCGTTTGGATCCGCGAACCGGATCTCTACGTTATCGGCCCTCGAGGAAACACAGTCGGTGTAGATGCAACCTGCAAACTGCACACTGCCGCTGATGTCCGTGTCATTGAATACCAGTTTCATGGTTTATCTCCTCCAAGGAGGCAAATCCGAAGAGAGGGACACTTCGATTGCAGGTATGTCGAGCACCTCGCCGCCCTCAAAGACTACGACGTCCCGGTAAACCGGGTTTCCCACCATCAAAGGAATGACATACTTTTCGTCTCCGTACTTCCTCAAGGAGATCATGTCCCATGTGTCGCCGAGCTTCGCTGTGTATGTCATGCGAATTCAAGCCTCGCATTCTCCCCGAAGTACCGCCTAGCGAAAGCCTTGAACCGTTCAAAGTCGTCATCAAGCGCTTCTTTGACGCCTCCGGCGTCGTTTGCATAGATCACCGGAGCATAGGTGATGTTCGTTCCCCCTCCGACCGGCATACCGACACCGGAAGCCGCCTCGGCCAACAGTCTGCGGGACCGCGGTTTGTTGTTGTGCGGAACGACCGTCTCCGGCCCGTCTTCCCCGACGATGGCCGCTGTCGGACCGTACACAGTCGCGCCAGCGGCAAGTTCCTGTATCGGCGTGATTTTGATCTTGATTCCCACAACGTCCGCGAGCGCACCGATGCTGTTGTTGTACGCCCAGATCATCCCGTTGAGGATGCCTATTACGATGTTGACCACGCTCTTCACGATTCCGATCAGGGAGTTCCAGATGCTGGCGAAAACCTGCTTGATGCCCTCCCAAGCCTTGCCCCAGTTGCCGGAGAATACGCCCGAAATGAAGCTGATCAGCCCACCAAGGGCAGTGATTAATCCGTTGACCATACTTATGACCGGTGCAAAGGCTGCCTTGAGAAAGGCTCCGATCGGGGCGAAGAACCGCTTAACCGCACCCCAGACTGACGCAACGCCGCTCTTGATCTTTGCCCAGCACACCATTAGGAACTTTGAGACCTTGCCCCAGTTGGCTGCAAGCCAAATGCCTGCACCGGCCAGCGCGATCACCGCCAGCGAGATTGCCTGAAGCACTGGATTCACCGATGCGGCCAGAGCAGCCAGCTTGAGCGCTGTGACTGCTGCCGTTACCGCGCCGATGCCAATAGCGATCGCTATGAGCACCCCTTTATGCTCGCCTAGGTATACAAGTCCGTCAGCTGCCCATGTAATGACCGTCCCGAGGAAATCAAAAGCCTTGCTTAGATAGGGCAAAGCCTTCTGGTATGCCTCGGCAATGATTGGAATGAGCTTGTTGCCCAGTTCCTCCCTCATATCCTGGAGAACATTCCTGGCATTCTGCAACTTTCCGTAATCGCCCTGAGAAAGTGCCTTGTTCATATGACCTACGTTATTGGTAATGACCTGTGCAAGCGCCGCAGCACGCTCCTCTTCTGTCCCGAACTTGACTGCCTTCTCCTCAGCTTTGGTGAATACGATACCGACGCGGCGCAGTGCTGAGGTTTGGCCCCACATCGCTTTGCCGAACATGTTCGCGATATGGACCAGATCCTCGTCGGTCGCAGCAAGGCCTTTCTGCTGTGCAGCAAGATCGTTCAAGGCAGGAACCAATATCTTCAGCGAATTGGTCGAGTCGAGGAAGGTCGCCAGTTGCTGCGCGCCCGCGATCTGTGTATCGTCCTCAATAACACCGAGTCGCTGCTGAGCCTGAGCAAGATTCACAATGCTCTGTATCTGCGCATCGGTTGCCTTCATGCGCTGCCGCATCACGACCGCCAGTTTCTCGTTCGCGATTTCCGCGGTTTGCGCTTCCAGCACTACTCTTTTTCCAAAGTTGTACATTGCCCGGATCGAGAACGCGGCCGCAAGGTATCCGGCCACGCGCTTGGACATGCTGGACACAGTTCCCGTGACCGTATCGCTCATCGATTTCGTTTCACGGGTCGTTTGGCCGTTGGCAGTCTTCAGAGCGCGCATGAGGGAGGGATCGAGCTTCCCGCTGAGCTTCAGTATGGTCTCCAGCGTCTTTGCCACGCTATTTCCCCCCTCTTGTGTCGTTAATCATCTGTTCGGCCTGATCATTGCGCTCCTTTGTGACCTCAACTAGACAATCCCAAAAAGACAGCAGATCCCCGATGGGCATGGCTTGCGCCTGAAGAAAGCTTGTGGATGTGTCCATCGTGATCTGTGTGCATATCCGGTCGATCAGTCGAACGACTCCTCCATCGTATCGTCCGAGTCGCTCATAAAAAAACCGCGAACCGCTGCACAGGCAGCGTTGAAGTCCCTCAACGTGAGTTTGTCGAGTTCGGTAACAGGGATGCCGGAAGCTCTGGAAAACAGCTCCTCCTGAAAATTCGGATCGAGTTCGGGAACCGCAACCACGATCCCCTGTTTCCCAAGCCGGTTCAGGATGATCTTGAACATCCTGGGTGAAACGGACTCAAGGTCGTACTCGATCTCTTTCAATTCCTTACCGTCGAACAGAAAAGGCTTGGATAATTTCAATATGGCCATGATAACCTCCAAAGAGGGGAGGCTTTGCCTCCCCTGTACCATCAGATGCTTCCGAGCGCTTCCTTGAGCCTCCCGGTGTAATCGATACCGTTGATGATGAGCACCTTGTTAAGAACGTCGATCTCCATGATCGTCCTGCCGTTCCGCGTCAGCTTGTAGTACCAAACTGAAAACGCGAACTCCGTTTCCATTGGATTGCCCTTTTCCACTTCGGGGCCGGGCACGGTTTTCGGCCAACCTTTGACGGTGGCCATGTACGAGTCGAAATCCGCGCCGGCATCCGAGGCAGAGAGGTTCTGGATCGCCCAGGCGAAGCGGAACTCCGCGCCGTCGGGGCTCAGCGCCGCGGTAGCCTTATCCCGGAGGCTCCGCGTTGCCAATGTAAGCTCCATTGCAGCGGGATTATAGATGTCCGGCCGGTTCAGGATACCAATCAGGCCGGCGCCGGAGATCTCGCCGTCACCGTACTCAACGCCCGGCAGCTTGAACTTTGTGACGTCCTCGATGAGCTCATACTTACCCCCGACCTTGACCTCGGGGTAAATATCGTTGACTTTGCTTGCATGGATAATAGGCATCAGACGACACCCCCCTCTGTGATCGCGCCCAGGCCTTGCGCGGTATACTGAACCTCGCCGGTCAGGCTGTTGATCGGCGGCGTGGGCGTCACGACCAAGCCGTACGTCAGGTCACCGGCTACCAACTCCCGGGTTGTGTTCTTGGTCGGATCAAGGTAGATCCTTCCGTACATGATGCCTTCAATGGCATTGAGCATGTTGAGGACGACCTGGTAGTCGTCAACGACCGCTCTGGCCACGCGACGCGACATCGGCGCGTCGATGAGCGCAAGGTTGCGTTCCTGAAAGTCGTTGCAGATGTAGTCCAGCATCTGCACGGCGACGTCGTTGAGATGTTCTGGCAGGATGCTCTCAGCAGAGGCGGACAGGTAGTTGGACATCTTGTTGCCCCATGTGCGCCAGCTGCCGGCGATCCATTTGATCGTCGTGATGCCAATGCCGTTGAGCGCATCAGCCTGGCTCTCCGTCAGCTTAATCTTCGTCCCGTCATCCTCGCAAGGGAAGTCGATGTCGGCTATCTTGTTCGAAGCGCTTTCGCAGGGAACGCCGCCGCGCGCGATATCGGTAAGCATTTTGGCCACGAGCAGTCTTGTGACGAGCGAATACACCAACCCGTCCCTGCAGGTATACGGCCAGCAGGCGCGCAACTGAGGGCTTGAGTACGCTGCCGACATTTTCTCGCCGGCGACACTCGCATAAGCGTCTGAAGAAAGCTGAACATAAGCCTGCACGTACCAGTGCCCGCCGATCTTGTTGTTGGCCAGCGCCTGTATTGCGGCACCGACCGTTCCGGTGCCGATCGCCCCGCTCTCCCAGCCGGGCGCGGCAACCACTGCCGGATGCCTGCTGATGTCCTGGTCCATCGTATCCAGAACGTCCATCGTTGTTTCGGACATGGTGAGCGTTTGTGGAATGACCACAACGTTGTAAGTGGCAGTTTCGGAAACCAGTTCGCCGGTGAGATCCGTGAACACGAGCTTCCGGCCGGCTTCGTCATACGCCACGGTGTAGTCAGTCCCGAGCGTTTTGCCGGTGATGGCTGCGGTGCTTAGGATCGCAAGGCCGGAGACGTCCAGATTTGCGATACCGCCCACGAACGCGATCGTCGCCGGTGTTGCCGCTGCCGTCGAAAGCGTAAGCGCATTGACGACGCAGATGATCGGGCCGACCGGGCTCGCAGCGCGTTTGAAGTGAGCTGCCGCAGCCTCGCAAAGCGACACATGCTGCGGCCATCTGCCCGATGCCGGTTCATAGTATCCGATCTGTGCCTTGAATTCCTCGAAACTGTTGCAGATAAAGGCCTGACCTGCTTTGGCCGCCCAGCCGGTGCCCGTGTGCCAGTACGGCGCCATGCCGATATAGCACGGGACCAGGCTTGAGGTTGCCGCCGGCAGGGGCGAACTGAGTACCTTTACCGCTCTGACTCCTCTGATCAATCGATTTTCACCCCTTCAAATAAATCGGCCGGCGATTCGCCGGGTACTTCCACGTCTATGGAAAGGTATCCAAACGCATACGGCCAGGTCATGGCTTGCGTTGCGTACATGCCCGTCCGGATCGGTTTGTCGATGAAGATAAACCCAGCTACCCGATTGCTCATGATCGCGCTTTTGATGAACTGCAGCAGGTTGAGCGCATCTAGATAAGCCATATGGTCCGGCGTTGAGGGTTTCCCCTGTACCGCAGGATAATCGTCCTGCGAGTACGTGCAGACTTGGAAGAGCAAGCTCATCCGTCCTTCGCTGTAGTCGTCCTCGGCGTTGACAAGGCCAATGAGGACGTATGGCGCGCTCATATAAAAAGCGTCAGGGAACTCCGCGACGAAATTGGTGTGCGGCAGGTTCCCAGGGTAAACACCGGGCACCGCCAAACGTTCCTCATTTGTCCCCGGTGCCGGTCCACTCTGATTGCGTATGTCGGCATCGGTCGAAACGCGAAGCTTGTATTCGTGCGCAGTCAGTTGTTCCGACAGCAGACGCTTAAACGCCTCGAGCACCATAAACGGCGTCATTGAATCGCCTCACTTTGCACCGGCACGCTCGAGGATTCGTTTCACCTCGTGCTCAAACCGCTTTTCATAACTTTATTGCATTTTGTCTTGGACCGTCTTCTGCACCCGTACGTTTGCCATCTCGGCAATCGATACGGCTTTGACGGGCAGCACGTCTTTACGTCCCGGTCCCGTGCGCTTCCACAGCACTTTGCTTGCCTTGCCCGGAATGATGAACCATCTCGTGATGGCTCTTCTCTTGATCGTCAGCTTGTGCCTGCGCTTGGCAGGTCGTGGCTTCGCTGCCTGGCTTTCCGCAGGGGTTACCCGAAAATGCGCCGTGGTTAGCATCCTGCCCCGTTTACCCTCGCCGTACGAGATCATGCCCTTCGCCGGCCTCGCCACCGACAGGCTCCGAACGTCGCCCAACTTGATGGTGTATTCGGAAGAGATTGCGCGGTTACCCGCCGTGTACCCTTCGGTGATAGCCCTGACCATCGACCGCTTTGATGCCGCGTCGTACTGTTTCTCGGAGAGCAGCTTCTTCATCGATTTAGTGAATTTGGTATCCAGTTCGAGTTTGATGCTGATCATCTGATGCTCCCCGTCATGAGCACCACGGCGTACAAGCCCATCTCTTCGGAAACATTCCACACCGTCATTGCAGCGCCGTCGAAACGGTGTGCGGATCCGTAAACCGGTGTGGCAATTTCAGACGCTGGTATGAACACAAGGATGGTGCCGGCCGGGAACGACTGGTATTCCGCTCCAAACCGGAGCTCGAGTTCGTTTTGGTCCACGATGGCATTGACCGGCAGACCGTCCCACGTATGTGGATGCCCGTCGTTGCGGCCGGCAAACTCGCCCTCGCAGAAAAATGCGGTCGTGACATCTTCTTTGAGGACATCCTTGAAATTCATCCGGAACCCTTCTTCCTTCTACCGGTTGGTCGCTTCTGTTCATCCGGTTCGGTCTGTTCGACGGTCGAAGCCGCCGGCATCTCACCGGCAGCTTCGACACGCACCGAGGGTGGATTCGCCCGGAGGAATGCCTCGACCAAATGTGCAGGGCACCCGGGGATCTCGGTGTTTGATGGAATGACCCGTCCATCGTAGAGAATAGCGCGGTTGGTGATGACTCTGCCGCTAAACATCGGCTGCCATCAGAGCGGCTGCCTTGAGTTTTGCCAGGAGAGCGTTGAAGTCCGTCTTGAGACCCTCAACGGTCGACGCCGTGCTCGCAGCCTGGTTTGCCGCTTCCTGTGCCGCCGGACCAACTGGACCGGTTGCGTTGAGCTTGACCAGTACCCGCGTGTCGCCGATGGCGATCGGAGCCGCCGCGAAGCCCGCCAGCGTGTTGCTTCCGGCTGCCGTCGTCGCTTTCTGGGATCCGTCGACGTAGATGGCGGTGCCCAACGGCGACACGCCGACAGCGGTTGAAGCGAGATCGAAGAAGAAACAGCCTTCGGTGTGGAGTACGCCGACACCACCCGCAGGGATGTCGCCGCTGATGACACCGACGCGGCCGCCTACCACTACGATGGTACCGGCATCGATCTTTGTCACGCCGGTGTTGCGGTAATCGAGGTTTTCACCTCTCTGGTAATACGTTGCTTTGGCCATGATCTTATTTCCTCCTTATCAGGCATGACCTTCATTCTTGACGGCGGCTTTCGGCTCGAGAACCGTAACGCTCCAGTCGAGAATGATGTCCCAGATGAACCCGAGCACCCCGGGTGTTTCCATGCGGCGAATCGTCGGAATCTCCTGTCCGTTGAGATAATCTACCTGAACGAACGTTGCGGACGATTTGTCGGCGACAAGGTACCACTCGATCGCGTCGCCGAGGATGTTCAGGTATGCTTCCTCCACGACCTCGAGGCCGCGGTTGACGAGCGGGTTGTTCTGCGCCGTGATGACGCCGCCGACGTTGACGGCAATAGTCGTCGATGCGATGATCTGGCGTACCGGATCCCCAAGGCCGACGGGCACCAAGACGTACCGCGGTATGAAAGCCAGCGGTTCGCCGGCAGGATCTTTCTGCAAAGCGAGAAGCTTGATCATCTCCTGCAGAGACGTCAGGGCAGGCGCCGTGCCGCTTGCGACGTAGTTGTACCGCGTAGCGTCGAACACGTTCACGCCGTCGGTATGAGCGGCGTTGCCGGCAAGGATGGTATACACCTGCTTGTTGATCGTGCGTTTGGCGGCGGCTGCATAGCGGGCGGGCACGCTGGTGATGAAGCCGATGTCATCGTTGATGAACGTCTGCCTCGAGAGCGTGAATTGCCGGCCGTAGGTCTCCAGCTGCCGTGAAGGCGCCAAGTTGTCCACGGGGATGTCGTGTTTGAGCTCGCCGTTCTCCGGGACCTTGATGAAATCGCCTGCCCCGCCCTGGTAATACCCTTTGGTCGGCTTGAAGTCTGAGAGCGTACCTTTCTGGGTCCAGACATCGAACGTCGCCGGCGCATGCGCGTACCCGAGCATGTACGCCAGGTTGACTGTCTGGTCAAGGATCGCCGGGAACGACGCGCCGGGTGTGAAGAACTGCCTCATGAGGTCGTCGTCGCTGATCGTCTGATCAACGCGCCTGCCGTCACGCTGCAGCGTGAAGATGCCGAGGTCACGCAGGCGCATGCTGCGGAATTCGTTCGCACCGGGCGCAGGCTTTTCGACCGGCAGACCGCCGCGAAGCAGAAGGCCGTCTCGCGCCGCCGCACGGATCTTCTCCGTCTCATCAACGCCGCCCTCGACGGATCCGGACACGGGTTTCTTGTTTTCCTTCAGGTGTTCGACCACCTGTTTGCGCACTTCGTCGACGGACCGGCCGCTTCTGATGTGTTCATCCGGACTAAGGTCGAACGAACGGCAGATGTCGGTGATCTCCGTCACGCGGGCGCGTTCGGCAACCCTTACCTGTTCCGCGTCAACGGTGGGCACTGCAGGCTGCACCGCCGCCCGCTCGGAGGCAGGTTCGGCGGCTTTGGGCAGCTGTTCGATTGTGGTTTCAGGATCCATGTTTCTGTTTTCCTCCTTCTGTATTTCCATTTGGCGGCCGACGCCTACTGTGGCGTCAGCCGGGATGGACACGATTGATATTTCGTATACGGTCCACTTGCGCGCAATCCAACAAGGGCCTGTATACCGGCCGTCAGTACTTTGCTTGCCAGCCGCAACCTCTTCCCAGATATCCACGACGTATCGGACAGAAGCGCCTTTGAGCGTGCCTTTCTGCACTTTCTGAAAGTTCAGTTCTGCGTCGCTGTCTTCATCGAATGTGACCTGAGCTTCGCCGCGGCGGTCATCCAACCAGGCTTTTGCAACGGCGCCGACAACTCGGTCGGGGTTGTGATTAAAAAGCAGAACGCCGATCTCATTGAGCCGGCTAAGGTCGACGGCACCCTCACCATGGTCGAGGATCTCAAGCCCAAACCAGCGCATATACGGGTCCTCGGACGAAAAAGAGAGGCGAAACGATCGCTCGTTTCCCTCTCCCGGAACGGCCCGAAGTCCGGTGATCTGCCTTTCAAACATCTTTACGCCTTTGTCAGTCCGGATAGATTGTGGCCCCGGCCTGGGCGTATTCCGGATTGCCATACAGTACACCTCCCAAATCAATGCCTTGTGTTCTCGCATAAGCGACGGCAGCAGCCATTTCGTCGATTTGTTCGCGCCAGTCGTATCCGTTCTCGGCTGCGATCTGTTGGATTGTCCGCTGCCCGGTCTTCAATGCAATCTGGTTCGCGTTCGCTTCCTTCTGCGGATCGATCCAGCGCCTCGCCGGCGCGACCCAGACATGGTTGAACCAGGCGCGCTTGTTGTTCCAGAATTTCGGGATCTCCAGCTTGCCGGCAAGAACGAGGGATATAACGAACGTCTCATAGATTTCGTCGAGGACGGACTCGATCAGGTTGCCGCGTTCGATTGCATAAGTTCTTTCATCTTCGATCAAGCCCTGCCGTGCACTCGAGTAGTTGACCTGGCTCATGTCCCGGCTGACAGTTTCGTAGGACAGGCCTTGCCCCGCGGCCGCAAGTCGTTGCTGTGTTCGAAGGAAGTCCGCAGCAGACGTGCCGCTGTTCGGCGGCGAGATCGTGTCGACCGCGTCCCCCGGTTGCAGTTCTGCGATCATGCCCGGCGTTATCTTTTTTGGCGGATAGCCGGCATTGCCGTTGTCGGCCGTGACCGGCGAGCTTGATCTGCCGAGTGATCCGCCTGTGGGCACCTGCTTACGGATCATAAGCGCAAAGCACGCCGCAATACGTTCTTTGACTCCGACTGCTTCCATGAACTGGTTCATGTCGCGAACCCTGGTCACCGTGGCTGACATGTCCGAGATCTCCCTGATTTGGCTCGGCCGTCGTTTGGTCCAGTAGAAAATGACATCCTTGGCCTCGACGTATACCGGCGGCATCATCGAGAAGCCGTCGATGCCGTACTGGCGGATGTAGTAGCCTACCGGCTTGTTCCATTCGTTGTACTCAATACCGCCGCGGACCTTGTTGGTTCTCACCTTTGGGGTGACGACGATGTTGTCGAGCTCATCGACCTCGATCATCTGCAATTGGAACGGCAGGATTCCCTGGTCCGTGTACCGCTTAAGAATCAGCACCCCGCCATCGACCCGCTTGCGGCGCTCCGCCATGCGAAGAATATCGCTTAGATTCTGCTGACCGGTGACGTCGCAATTGCGCGCCTTGCTCCATTCCTTCCAAAGATCCTCGATCGATGTGTTTACGCCTTCATCTTCCGTTTTCGCCTGAAGTTGGAGACCGGCGCCGATGATGTTGCGTTCGAACGCTGCCAGGATTCCGAGTGCGACGTCGCTGTTTCGTTCCAGATCCCTTGCTCTCGCCCGAATCGTATCGCGGGAAGGCGCGTCAGTGAATTCTGCTGAATCGTTGCGGGCATGCCAGGCGTTGAGACGGTCAGTTTTTGCCGCGTCGTAGTTGCGTAACAGGCCCAGTCCCTTGCGCCAGGCTTCTCTTCGGTACGCCGCTTCAGGCGATATTTGGAGGATGAGGTCCTCAAACCATTTCAAGCAACCTCACCTCCGGTCGAACTCGGCGACTGAGAAGTTACCAAGCGTGTTTGCGTTGTCGCCGCCGACAACCTGGTTTTCCAGTTCACGCTGCATCTGCCGAAGCATGCCAAGATCGGCACGGTTGAGCTGCCGGGACCCGATGCGGTACGATTGTCCCCCAACGAGGATCTTCTGGATTGCGATGTTCACCTCGGCAAGCATCTGCGCCGGTGTCAGTTCGGGCATTGTTCTTCACTCCTACCAGTCGCTTTTGTTTGGAATCCAGTCCTGCTGCGGAATCTCATCGTTGCGCTCCGCTTTAACCACAGGCGCATCCCGCAGATAGAGGTAACGCACGCCGCACAAGTCTGCCGCCACGAAGTTATATACTTCCGCGTCGAGATAGTGGTTAGCTGCATGCGTTGTTTTCGGTACCCATGTATCGCCGGTCTTGCCGGTAACGAGCTGCTCCGCAGTGACCTGCTCGGCGTATGCCTGATCGCAGCCCTTGAAAACCATCCATGATCCTTGTCCCGGGTCCTTGCGCAGGCGCCATGCGATGGCGCTCTTGTATTTTGCCGTGTCGATAAGCACAAGCCGCTGGCCGTGCGCTTTGCTGTCCGGTTTGTCAATCGTTGAAATCGTGTAGTTGCCCAGAAGTGCCCTCGCCGACCCCTTGACCGGGATCGCCCACTCGGCCCTCGCTGCACAGAATTCGTATACCTCGCCGGTCTGATCGCCTGAGTCGATTGCGCACAGCGCAACCTGCATCTGGGTACCGTCGCGCTTCTTGTAGAACAGGTTCATAATCTCATCGAGATCGTGGAGTCCCAGCGCCTGCCCGTGCGCAATATTCTGGCTGGTCATATGCTTGCCCCATGCCCTGATTGTCCAGAAGATAGACGTTTCCTGAACGTCGGCAGCTCCGACAAGGATCTCAGCCCAGTCCGGCACCTCATTCTCGGGGTACTCCGTTTGCCTCTCCATGACCAGATCGGCGTCGGTGCTGGACTTGGTATTCTCCCAGGGTTCGGCAAGCCAGGCATTGACGAAGTTCTGAAGCGTTTCGGGATCGTCTTTCGAATCGAGAAACTCTCTTGCAATATCCGTCCAGGTCACGAACGGCGAATACAGCGTGTTCATCCAGAACGCGACCGTTTTCGGCTGGAGCCTGCCTCCAATCCGGCGCCTGATCTCTCTCCATTCACCCAAACGGAGCATCCCCGGCTTGTGTGCGTCCTCGATCGCGGTTCCGCAGCTCTGGCAAAAGTAAAGTGCCTGCTCAGCGCGTTCGGCGTTGGTCAAACCCTCGCCGGCAGGGAAGATGATCTGCTTGAAGAAGAGCTCGATCATTTCTTTACAGTGCGGACAAGGCACAAAAAAATGCCGCTCTACGTCGGCATTTTCTTTCGCGTCCCATATATGTCCCGTTTTCAGTGTCGGGGTGCAGTTGTCGAAGATCTTTCTGTTGAGAGGATATGTCTTCGTCCTCTCCCTCGCCAGTTTGTAAGGCGACGCTTCTTTTCTGGACGCGCCCGGGAACTTATCCGATTCATCCAGGAACAAGTTTTTAATTGCTCTGGATGCCAGTTTGCTCGGGCTGTTCGCACCGTTAAAATACAGAGTCATTCCGGAGAACCGCTGTTCGAGCCGCCGCGACCTGCGGACATTCTTTAAGGCCCTCAGCTCTGGGCATTTCTCGACCATCGTTTGGAACCGGTGTTCCGCAACAGAAATCGCGAGCGCGTCGGTAGGCTCGACCACCATGGTGGGCGCGGTGTCCATCATGATCGAGTATCCGAGCATATTGAGCATGGCCTCGGTACCGCCGACCTGAGTCGGTTTGCAGAAGATGATCTCCCGTGTATACGGGTTGCAGTATTCGTCCATGATGCCGGTAAGGTACGGCGTCACGCTGTTGCTCCATCGTCCCGGGTATGCGCTTGCGTTGTCGAGGATTCTGTACTTCTCCGCCCACTTCGAAACCGTCAGCTCCGGAGGCGGGATCAGGCAGTCCCTACAGATCCGCCGAATCAGATTCGCTGTCTTCTCCTTCATCATCAATCTCTTCCCTGAGGGGCTCTTTGACGACCGGATTATATCCGGAGAGTTCCGTCAAGGTTTCCCGAAGTTCGTTCTTCAGTATCCGGACAATAGTGTTCGGATCAGTCATTCCCAGCAGCTGCGGAGCGAGCTTGGTTGGAATGGCCAAAATCTTGCCACGGAACCGGATCAGCATGTCGCTGAGCTCAGCCTCGATCTCAGAAGCTTCATGGAGCTCGCCGCGGTATCGCCGGAGCTTGAGCTTGGCGATATCCTTCTTTACCCGCTCGTGCTCAGCCCGTTCAGTTTCGAAGTTCACAGCGATTGGCGCCGTCGATTCCAGCTCCACTTTGTATCGGATGAATTCCTGTACGCATTTCGGCAGGTTGTATTTCTTCGTCACCGGATCGCGCTCGAAAAGACCGTCCTCCGCCATCTGGCGTACCCGCCGGTCCGAAAGGCCAAGGATCCTCGACAATTCTTTCTGATTGCATTCGATCATTGCCCAACCTCAACAACAAAACCGGGCTTTCGCCCGGCTTTTTGATAGTTTTTCTATTCTATTGGCAGTATATCTTAGGTTTGTGCGATTGTCTTGTGCAGTTTTTGTGCGTTCACTTTGCGCGGCGTTTAATGCTCTACCGGAAGTGGCACAATGGCTACCGTTTTGCCCAAAGGAGCCAATACTTTGATCAGTGTCGAGAGTTGCGGGTCTGTTTTGCCTTTTTCAAGTCGGGCAATCACAGGTTGCTTGACGCCGCTAATCTGCTCCAGTTGTTTTTGGGTAATGCCCTTATCTTGTCGTGCTTGGATGAGCATGCTTATAATAGCGACCTTGACATCAATTTCTGCCCGCTCCTCAGGTGTCAAGAGAGTCTCTCTGTATTCGCTCCAATCGTCTCCAATAGGGGACACGACTTTATTTCTCACGTTTCTCACTCCTTTGGATGAAGTCCTTCATTTCGCGTTTTGCCTTTTCTTTCTCTCGCTCAGGTGTTTTTCTTGTCTTCTTTTCGAAATGATGCAGCATTATGAACTTATCGCCTAACCAGCAAAAGAAGAAGATCCTTGTGCTAAGCGGACGCAGTTCCCAGATATCCCCGTCAATATGCTCAACATAGGGTTTTCCAGCTCTGGTTCCGTTTGCGGCGAGTACATCCATGTACTCAGTTATCTTTTTCAATCTGATTCTGTCATCTTTGTTCGTCTCGGAAGAGCTTCGTAAATCATCCAGATATTCTTTTACAGGCTGCCTTCCATTCGCATCTGCATAAAAGTTTATGCGAAACATCCCGAATTACCCCTCCGAATCGTCTATATTATATTCCAATTTGCACTAATGCGCAATAACTTTTAAGCATAATATCTATGATCTTGGCTTTGTTTTTTAAATAAAGACTACCGTTTTGCTCAATTGCCCAATTCTAGCACAGTATAGAACGAAATACCAGAAACAAAGAACTATGGCCAACTGATACACGCAGAGAACGATTTCTACTTTGGGATATCTGCGCCGGCTGATCTGTGAGATAGATCATCCCAAATTGTATGAGAGTTTGCTTAGTCATTTCCGCTTTTCAATTCTGAATTTGCCTATAGCAGGGAGTTTGCGCGTAGTAAAAGCGGAAGGAAGTGCTTCCGCTTTTTTTATCAGAGCGAGAGATATTCCGGGAGTCGCCAGCCCCGCATGCCCCTCCACCCTTGGAAGGACCCGCATTTAAAAACTATCGATGTTATTTGCTACTTGCGGATTTTTTGTTGACATATATGTCCAAATATTTTTGTCAAGCTGGTACTTGTTAATGTTTAAGTATTCAGATGTTGCAGTATATATTCTGATGGCTTCCTGATACGTCTTTATATAAATTCCTGACATTTCAAGAAAGCTATATAGATGTCTATCTATGGCAAAAGACTGTATGCCTGCCAGCATACATATATAGTCAACAGTTTTAGGCCCGACACCTTTTATTCTGATTAATTCCTCCAAATTATCTGATATGGACAACCATTCAGCAAGCTCATTCTCATTGTTAATACCATTTCTATACATTAACCATGTCAATTCTTCGATTCGAACAAGCTTCTCTTTATTCTTCCAATTAATCAGCTCTTCAAGTGGTATCATATCCATGAGTATAATAAAATCACATGTTGTATTAAAACTTGAGTATTGAGTAAGCAACTTATTAACTCGTGGCAAAACAACATGTTTATAATTGATGCCTGCTTGCAAAATGGAATCAGTAAGAGTTGCTCCCATATGATAATACGGAGATTGATCATCAAACGGAATAAAATCAGTCTCAATACTTAATATAAAGTCACTTAATAGAATAACATATTTATTTAAACAAGTATTATCCATTACTCTCTACCAAGAACTACATTATTCAAGGCTTCGATTCTATCAACACAATTTGGGCATGCTCCGCATGGTCTATGTGAGTTAACTTGACACGAATATGTCAAACAAATCGGGGCACCTAGTTTTAAGCCAAGTTTAGCAACTTGAGTTTTTGACATTTCGCGATAGGGCATACAAAGCTTAATCGACCCATAACTTCTTAATATCATTTCCAGCTCAGTAAAAAACTGCATTGAACAATCAATTTCTTTCGCATGGTTACTGTTTATAAAGGCAGAGTATACTTTCTTTATGCCTTTCGATTGTGCAAAGGCAGATGCAATGGAGATAAAGAGCAAATTCCGATACGGTAAGTATAAGTCATCTGCTACAACTTGTTCCTTCCATAGATCAGCTTCTTTTATCATTCTGGAGTTTGACCCAAAATATATATCACTAATATTCAAAACCTTTATATGTTCTCTATAGGTTTCCGGTACAACTTGAAGTAATGTATCATACTCTTGTTTCATGCAGTGTTGACCATAATCAAGGAATAATAGTAGGATATTCTCCCCCTTCTCGTTTAAATCATAAGACAAAACGGTTGAATCCATGCCACCAGAAGCTAATAAGAGGCCATCGTAATTATCCATTAATTAGTTATCTCCTTTGAAGAGAGATATATGAGGAAACGAGCACATCTTCAATCGATACACACAAATAGTCAGGTGTATGTTTAACAAACATATTGGTGCAGATCCCAAATGGATCAAATACTATTGTTGGTTTACCCATTTGTTTAAACATCCCTAGTTCAACTAGTGTTCCAGGATCATTAAAAAGCAAAACGGCTATTAGAAGATCACATTCTTGAAGCAAAGCGATATCTTTTTTATAGAGTTTAAATTCATCTTCAATGCTGATTGATTTATCTGCCAAGCCATTTTCTCTTATTGGAAGTCGGGGTCTGAAGTTATGATACTCTAAGCATTCGACTAGTTTGTCCAATAAACTTGTATCAACATCCGGAAAATCTGGCGCGGCAATATAGATATTTTTTTTGCCCCTATCATCCCACGATAGTCTGATACCTTGAAGAGATAAGATCTCTTTTTCATGTCCACAAATTGATTGCACAGATTCCTGAAAGCATTCGAATGATAATGTCGCAGCATATTGGGCAGCACAATAAGATGCAAGCTTCATTCTGTTCTGAATGTCATAATTGTCTAAATATCCAACGAAACAAGCATCAAATACATCTCCAACTCCAACAGAGTGCATTGTGTGGACGTGAAAAGCGGGTGCTTCATGGATGTCTTTTGTTGCATAATCATAACAGAATGATCCCCCTCGACTCTCTTTTACAACTATTCTTTCTATGTTATTTCGAGAATAGAAATCCAGTATTTTTTCGAGATTTCCGTTGCATGTATTACGGAAAATATCTGCTGATGTTGACAGAAATAAAGTAGAGATATTTCCGTTAAACTCTGTTAAAAGATTATCACTATCATAGTGGCAGTCAATATGCAAACTGGCATCAAAATTTTTTAATTCATTCAGCACCCTAATTGTGTCGTACCGTCCAGGAAAAAGAATAACGTCAGTGGGTTTGACTCGACAAAGAACTTGTCGGAAATCCATGTCGTTTATATACTCTGCTTGATCCTTAAGAACATTATAGTACCCTTGAAAGCCAACCTCCTTTGAATCAGAAACAAGTAGTATGTTTGTGGCTTTTCTAATTATTCCGATTCTATAGCATCCAATGCTATTTAGCTTACAACTGTAAAGATTAATGTCTTCGTCAAGGTAATCGGGTGAAATGTGGGCCAGCGCGAATTCAAGTTTATAAGTCGACAAGGCTCTTGCGGTATGAAAAATACCACCCAGTCTTGCCAGTGGACTATGTCCACTTAACAAATCGAGATGGAGATCAACAAAAACTTCGCCAACAACTAGGATCCGTCGATTATGCACTCAAATTCACCACCACATATGGGATGGGATCAACTCCAGATGCTAAAACCTGACCCGAATATGTCTTCCCTCTATAGATACACTCAAGGAGATAATTATACTGCGTTGGCAAATTACCAATTGTTTCTGAGCTTTCTGATGTTTCGATAACAAGTCTGCCGAATTCAAGAGCTCTTTTCAATCTTACTGAAGTGTGTTGCGCCGGTAGGCTGTTATGCTTTGTAAAATATTCGGAAATCGCCACATCCTCGATTTGAATGAACTCAATATTGTCAGGACAAATAAACTCTTTAGTACTCATAGAATCTTCCTTTGAATTTTTACCATCTCCTGAAGCTAATCCAATTCTATAATTTCCAAATCTCCCCGTACCTGTTGATCCCATATGAATTGCCTCCTATTTTAATTGAAATAAATCAGAGAAATCTGACCACACAGTCAAGATAATCATCCTAACGAGAACATAATAGCATATTTTTTTTATGGTGCATATCGATACTAGATCCTTTCAAAAACCAAATTCAATCATAAAGCCGTTACCCCATAAAACCATATAGCAATATACTTTACCAATCTTGATCTATTGCGCCGAATTGTACTGGGATCGCACTTTAGAATTTCTGCAGCTATATCATCCGTCAAACCATCGAAATACTTCATCGGCACTGTACGATAATAGAAATCCGGCCGAATCCGCTCCAGCCCATTTTCTACCTCGCCGATTTCGTGTTCCATGCTCGCGATCATGGATTCGGAGTATTGGATCTGTGCTTTCAAGAGATCCTCATCCGAAAGTCTTCTCCCCCCTCGCCGAAGGCGCACAACATCCAGACTACGACTGATCTTCTCTGGTGCCTGTGAAGAGATTAGTTCGGCAAGGTGGTCTTGCTCTTCTATCAGCCTGGCTTTCAGAATTGGGATAGCGTAGAGTCTTCGCTCTGTCGCCTTGTATGCATCCTTTTGAGTTTGGGCGTATGATAGCCGCCCTGCCTCAAAGGCGGTTTGTACAGCTTGATCAATATATCTCTTCATTTCATCAACTCTGCTCATTTCTGTCTCCTTAATTGTGTACTGTTATGTCAATAATGAAATAGATTTGCATTATAGCTTCTGATTATCATCCGAATGTGGGGAGAAATCCTTTACCCTCTTGTGATAAGATTTGCTTAAAGCAATTATGAGAGGAGGCTAATGCTATGCTTTACGTGTTTGCATCCAATGTCCCCGCCTTTATAGACGCAGTAAATGCGCAATTTGACTCTGGCCCATTGGATAATTGCTTCAGCACTAAGTCACATCAAATGGAACGTTGCAGTGACTTTGAGGCAATCAAAAAACTTGAAAAAGCCTATCCGGATAATAGTGTATTCCAAAGCGGTTGCTTCAGGGTGTACTGGCATGACGATCAAGGAAAGCAAGTCGAATGAACACATCTTTCTTATTGGCATATCACTATATTTATAGAAACATGAAGAGACCGAGCGTTTTCTGCTCGGTCTCTATGATTCTAAATCATCGTCCCAGTTGGTCCGATGGTATCATATTACTACTTTTGGGTGCGACATTCTGCGACGTTTTGCGAAACCCAACAGCAATTACCAATCAAGATCTTTTTCTTCAAAATCATCAGCATCTTCGAATCGTAGGATTGTCAGTATACCATCAAAACCGGGCATAAGAATCATTTGCTCAGTTAGAGTTGCGTCCGGATAGTTTAAAAGCCAGGATTGACCACGGATTTTTCTTGAGCGTGAGTGTGAGTGCAAGCAATCTGTTTTCAAGTCTTTTATTGTTTCACTATATGGCCTTTCTCTTCTTATCCGTCCAGGAAAAAGCTTCCCAACGTTCGTCCACAGTACATCCTTGCCTTTACAGAATACGATCGCGACTTCTTGATCAACACAATCATTTAACCTAATTGCGGCTGCGGTCATGGATACTTTACATATAGACGATAAATAACCGATCGTTTCCAGATTACACTGTGTGAGCCTATTGTCTTTTAAGATTCTTTCGGGCATTAGAAGTTCTGCTGCAAAGGCATTCGCTTCGTTCTCTTCAATTTTGCCCCCGTTGCGCATTATGTCTTTTTCGTTACAGAGATAGAGTAGGCGAACATGCCAAGGAATAAAGAAATGTCCCAATTCATGAGCAATCGAGAATCTCGTTCTTGGTGGAATAATATTTCTCTTTAACACGATTTTGCGTTTCCCATCCTTACATACCAGAAGCGCTTCCGCATCAATATCACAAAAAACAGTATTTATCTCGATGGATTCACAGAAAGCGAAAAGGTCTACCGGATTATTGAGCCCAGCATCTTCAACAAGATGCTGGGCAATACTCTTCGGAAGCGGCCGTACCATCTACATATCCTCCATCTCGCGCTTGATGACTTCTTGATCCTTTTGGGTTATTGCATCCCCACTGTTTCTTGCTGCAAGCAGAGCATTGCCGAAGCTCGGTTCATCAAGATAAGCTTGAATATCCTTTCTAAAGAATCGCCATTCACGACCTATCTTCCTTGCTTTTAGACTTCCATCCCGAATTTTATTGTAAATTGTTTGCTGACTGACCCGTAAAAGATCCGCAACTTCAGAAATATTTAATAAGTCAGGCGGATTGTTTAAAGCTGACATTTCCTGACCAAGTTTTAGGATCATTTTAGCTTCCTCAGAAGAATAGATGACCTCTCCGCAATTTGGACATACGTATCCGGTAACGCCACTTATATCTACCTTGTATTTCCCCCAACCCGCAGAAATTGAAGTCTCCTTTGCTTCCATTTCGGTATTGCAGATATGGCATTTGATGTTATTCATTTTTTTCTCCTCATCATAGTCTGATGTTCAAGAATCCAGCAGTCTGGTCTCGGATTGCATACTGTAACTATTGTGCAGGGAAGTGTAGCCGCAACAACTACATAGTAATCATTTCGTCCTCTTGGTTTGAAGACAATACAAACGTCCTGATCGGGGAAGTCATTACATTCAACGACATCACCATTGAGTATGCAATCTTCTATCTGCTCAAACGTAATCTGTCTTTCTCCCATTCGTCCAATAGCATGTTGCGAGGGCATATAATCATATTTTTGAACTTGTTTTCTTATCCATTCTATGGCAATTTGGCACAAGCTATCTTCCCCCTTTTTATAAATATTATAAAATACTATAATTTATTATAATTTATAGGGAGATTTTTTTCAAGTATTTTTTATCATGTAAGGGATATCTTCCTGGGAACGTTTGAATCCCAATAGTTATTCTCCTTTAACAAACACTTTTTCTGAATATGTCGAATATATTCTTTGGCACTGTCTTACACTATAGTCCGTTGCTTTTGCTATTTTTGCCCAGTTTAATGCTTTAATCACACGGAGAGAAAGAATTTGGCTAGCGAGTTTGGGCATCTCTCCAATATGGTCATCAACATCTCTAATCATGTCTTCATATAAAATAACCTCGCTGATTAGCGCTCTCTCCAATTCATCCAATTTGGCCATATCATCCTCGAGCTTAGTTCTCGCTGCCGTCTTTGATGGTGCCACCCTCAACCTGCGCTCGCCGACCTCCATGGCTGAACGAAGCAAAGCGATGCGTTACTTTATGTATTCTATCTTGAGCCTTTTGTTTCTGATATCCTGCAAAATCAATCCTCTGCCTCCCTGTTCACTGTTGACCCGATTTTGATGCATTGATCTGGCTATACTTCATCCATGAACACTTTCGAACTTCGCCTCTACAATATCGTCATGGACCGGCCGGGCATCAATGTCGTCGATGTCGCAAAGCACTCCCGGCTGGATGTCCTTTACGTGTTCAAGCTGCTGCAGGATATGGAACTTGCCGGGGATATCGCGCTTGACCGCGACGCTCACGATGCCGGCGCATTCAGGTGCTATGCGGTCATGGACTGATGACGCTCTACCTTTTTCCTCCCTCGCCGATTCTTTCGATAACCTATCCCACGGTGTCTGCTGAATGAAGTCCTTGCCCATGAGTTCCCGAAACGTTGATTTCATGAATACCGGTACTTCCGCAGCAAGGCAGGTGTTTGCAATGCGCTCGACCCACTCCCGCTTCGGATTCACCTTGCCTTTGCGGCTGCCGGTTTCCGCGCCAATGATGACCCAGTCCCAGAACTCAATAGCTCCAAGAGTTACTTCATCCAGCGGCGCAAGAATAGGCTCAATCGACAAGAACGTATTTCCATGGTCTGATGCTCCGTGCTCAAGTCTCGATGAAGCGCCTGTGCGCGTTGTTCCATACCAGAAATTGTCTTTGTCCGGAAGGAGCCCTAATTGCTCATATCTCTCTCCGTTCTTTGTTAAAAACAGATACTGGTGCCATGGCGCCTTCTCGCACGCGGTAAACACCTCATGAACCCATTGATCAGAAACCCAGTCGCCGAACAGATCCGCCATTGAACAAACGAAGATCCTCTGCGGCTTTTTTATGTGCTGCGGTTCCTTCAGGCGGTATCGATGAAACGTAGGCGCAAACCCAAAGGGATACGCCACTTTTGTTTCAAACGAATGAACAGGCTTACTAAGAGCCACACCGCTTCTGCTTATCTCGAATTCGACGCCTTCTTCATAACCGAGGACAATTTCCATCATGCTTTTTGCTTCTTCAGGCGTAATGATGCTATTGCCAAACCTCTGAGCGATTCTCCGTGCATAGCAGTATTCGCAACCGTGCAGGCATCCGGTTACGGGATTCCATGTCATATCTGCCCAATCGATTTTCGTTTTGTTCATGCTAGTCGCACTCCATGTCGGGCAGGAAGCAGATCCCCAGCGCAGCCAATCTTCTGCAGTCTTCGTCGCATACTTCCTCGCTGCCTCCAACGTCCTTGCTCATCAGCTTCGTTCTTGCAGCCAGAAAGAGATCATTCTTGTGAGCGCCCCAGCCCCAACCCTCAAAATACTCTGAAAACAGCACTTTCGCTCTGCCCCTCGATTTCGCGAACACGAATACACAACATTCCTCATCCCCGTTTTGAACTTTGTAGAGATTCATTCAATTGCCTCCTTGCATCAACGAAATCTGAACCGCAGATATTCTCTTTCGCGCCAGTTCGACATACGTCGGATTTAGTTCAATGCCAATGCATTCGCGTCCGTACTTTATTGCGACCTCGCCGGTCGTTCCGCTTCCAAAAAAGGGATCGAGTACTATGCCACTCTTTGGACTACCAGCCAAGATGCACGGTTCGATCAGCTTTGTTGGAAAGGTTGCGAAGTGCGCCTCTGCGTATGGATGGGAAGCGACGGTCCAGACACTGCGCTTGTTCCGCAAGCCTGTTTCGTTCCGTTCATTGCCATGACTCTCCCGCGCCACTACGCCATCGTTATCAAATGACCGTCTCACAATGTACGCGCCGCCTCCGCGAAACGTTTTTGCATTGCCCTTTCGACGACCTTCTTTATGAAATGCTCCATGAGATCCCTTATCGATATCCCAGCCTGATGGGACATGCATTCTCCGTCTGTTTTGAGGTGGTCCAAATGCTCCCTTACTACCCGCGATTGGATCGTTGTTAAACCCGACTGCATGCTCTTTAATAGCTTGCGCATCGAAGTAGTACCTCGCATTTTTTGACAAAAGAAAAAGATACTCATGCGCCTTTGTACAGCGATCATGGACACTCTCGGGCATGGGATTAGGTTTGTGCCAAATGATATCCTGTCGTAAATACCATCCATCGGCTTGCAATGCAAAAGCGACACGCCACGGGATTCCCATTAAATCCTTTGGCTTCAACCCATATGTATTGCCACCGCGTCCCTTTACCGCCATGCTTCCGATGTTTGATTTCTGTTTATCAGTCGCGCTGTCAAGATAGTTCGCGGCGCCCATTCCCGAACCGGCATACGAATCACCGAGGTTCAGAAACAATACTCCCTCGTCTCGAAGCACCCGCCTCACTTCACGAAACACCGTGACAAGCTTGTTTATATACTCTTGCAGCGTCGCCTCCAGTCCGATTTGTCCGTCAACGCCATAGTCCCGGAGACCGTAGTAGGGAGGAGAGGTAACGCAACAATGGACGGATTTTGCCGTCAACTGTGAAAGCCCATCCATCACGTCGCAGGTTAAGATCATGTTTCCGTTCACAATGCCCTCCTACTCCATTCAGTCCGCATACGGAGACGGCAGCGACCAGTCCCACGATCTGCGTCCTCGGTAGCTCGTCCTAAACCAATTCCTTCCACGGCAGCCGGAGAAGAACACATAGTCCTTCGGCAGTACCCGCCCGATATCTTCCCAACCTCGCCGTTCGAGTTCCCATCTGACCACGACATCAAGCGCCAGTTCACGCAATTCAGCAATGACCGGGGCTCGTATACGCCAGGCAAACTGGTGCTTCTGCCGGATCACGCCGGCAATCGTGTTCGGCCATCGCGGATCATCTACCCGGTTGAGCACACACCACACGACAGCCGCCTTCTCGGTGTCACTCTTGACGCCCCGCGCTTCGGTGTAGAGCAGCTTAGCAAGCATATCGATCTCGATCCGATCTTGATACTCATTGCGGATCTCTGCCGATGCTTTCTCGAGATCAACATTGGCGTTTGATGACAAATGCGTGTCTGTTGGATTGATTGATATTGCAAGGCATAGGAACAGGAGGATGCTTTTCATCTGGCTGCATCCACCTTTTCATCAAGCTGTTTGCGAAGGTTTTCCTTGACCTGTTTTACATAGGCCAAAGCGTCATTGTGAATATCCTGTGCAATACCTGTGGGAAAAGCAGGGAAAACCCCAATAATTTTGGACGCTTCCTCGCGCGCACGTAAGAGCGTATCCCTATCTGTTAATGTTTCTATTCTCTTCTCTTCTATTACGTCCGACGTTTTTTGTACGGGGGGCGTATCGTATTCGTTCCGTACATGTACGTTATCTGTACGGTCTCCGTTCTTGACTTGTACGCGGTAGTTTTTTAAACGTGTCTTTTCAGATTCGCGTTTTTCATGCAACTTGCCGGCATAATCTTGGAAATCGTGCAATGAGAGTTCCTCGTCGTTTCGATCGACATACCCGCTGTCGATCAGCGCATCAATCAACTTCTGCGGACTCTTACGCCAACCAACCGCTTCAGCGATCGCGCGCGGAGGAAAAGCACTTAGTATGCCATCCTGTGCGTAATCAGCAGCCCAGGTTGAAAGGCACATCACAAGACCCACCGCGGCGTAGTTTTCAATGCCGAGTATCTCGGCAAGCATATATGTTTTTCGATGCGTACGCATCGTGCTATAACATGGAACATAGATCCCTGTTGGCATTGGCGTTCCCCCGAAATACTTGGACTGGTAACGGTACCGGCATGAAAGTACGACCCAAGAAGGTCACTGATTACGCCGGCGTTCCTTGTCTGCTTCACATTTGATTCCGAGCTGCCTGTTCGCATATATCTGCAAACCTCTAAAGCTTGCTGCACTTAGTTCTTCCATATGTGATATTATCAATTAATCAGCAGCATAGATAACGCCGAGCCAAGCCCATGATGGAAGGTGTAACGACTGGACACGGAGCAACCCACCGGGTTGAAGGCACAGTCTGACCTCACGGGCAATCGTGAGAGCAAGGCGGAAACGACCTTGCCACGCCGCAGTTTGGCGGAGTAACAAAATCGGATGTACAGCGCCCAAATGTCCACCAAACCAAAGATAAGTTGCGAAGTCGTCCGCGTCCTGAATAGCCCCAGTGCTCAGGTGTTGAACACTGCTGTGCAGTACGCCAAAGAAAACGCGCCACGAATGAGCGCAGTCCAGAGAGAGGTGACTCATCGCCCTGCCTCGCGGCAACGTGAGGTGTGCACTCCGTAAATTCGGCGAACGTCTATGCTGCTGACCAATTGAATCTCTTTGCATCTTCATCCCTTTCATAATCGGTCGTGGATCCGCTACGCGCTCTTCCCGAGCGATAGTCTCTTTACCAAAATCTCATCCAGCGCAATGCCGTAAACGTGATACTTCTCTTCAAAAGTCTTTTGGCCAATTCGATGTACTTCTCCATGATGTCCTTTCTCTCCCGAGCACAGTGCCATGGCACGCATGCCGACGTGCACAATCTCTTCACGGTCCCTGCCCATGCCAACGGTGTCGCAATGATGGACCACGGCCTTCTTGCCGCAGATGACGCATTTGCTGTGGTACAGGTGAGCATAGAGCGTCGCGTCGATGTCGTCCGTCCGGTTAAGCAGCCTGTCGAGGCAGGGAACATCATAGGCCAACACAAAGTCGATCAGATAGTTGATATACCCCCTTGCTGTTGTCATGTCCGTGTTGGCCAGAGAAAACGGGTCAATCCCTCTTTCTGCGCAGAAGTACGCTTTGAGGGTCTCGTTGACGTCCTCGGCCTCGTCCCGGATTCCGTATCCGGACCAGCGGCAGATATCCGCGACGATTGCCCACGCCTTGGCTCTTTGCCTCGGGCTGATATTGCGGCCGTCGTGAAGGTGTACCTCGACCTCTTCATACTTTTTGCGGGCAAAATCAGCAACGTTCTCAAACGGCGCGTCGATACGAAGCACACGCTGATCGGGATCATAGTCTCTGATTCTGCCCGCAATGATCATTTCTTTCTCCAATGGCGGTTAGCTTACCCCGGTCTTTTCTGCGCCGCCTGATGCTGCCGCTTCACGATCTCCGCATACGCCCGGTTGGTCTTTCGAATCTGGTCGTAGAACCAGTCCGATTTGGTCAAATATCCAAGCGCACGCAGCCTGTGCATTTCTAACGACTTGCAAGCCCACTCAGACAAACGAAACGTCGCTTTCCGAGTAATCCTATGCCTGTCCCGCTTTTTCGGCCTGGGAGCCTCAGGGAGGCTCATACAGCCGGTGAGGTCAATTTCAAACTTCTCGTAGATGTCCAGTGGCTCGCAGTCAAACATGCGGCAGAACTGACGGAGCATCTGAGGCGTCGGGAGGGTAACACCGTTCTCGATTTTTGAATACAAACCGGAGTCCACCCGGCAATCGATTGCCTTCGTCGCCTTGACGATCTCGCGCTGATAGTAGCCGCTCGCTTCCCGGAGCTGTTTGAGTTTCAAGCCGAATCACCTCCGGTCTTGCATTTCTTGGCAGGTTCGGTTATGATGAGGTCGATACAATTCCTCGCTTCGCTCGTAAGGGTTCCAGCCTTACGGGCGTTTTCCTTTTCCTTGTACTTGTCCAGTTCCTTCCACAGGCTGCGGTTTTCCGCGCTGAGCATCACCACCAGGGTTTCCAAGCCCTGTTTGCATTCCCGAAGATATTTGATCTCCTGGTTTGCGTAGGCGTCTCGCAGCTCTTGAACCGACAACCCTGCAATGTTGATTTGACTAATACCGTTTGGCACGCTGCCGCCTCCTTTTGAGCATCTCGTCATAGTCGTCGCAATATGCGCCTGTTACGGCCATCGTGAGCCAAACCATGCCGACGCCGGAGAGACAGCCCATCACAAATGCAGCCCAGGGCGTCATGCCGTCACCCCTTCCATCAGCGCCAAGAACGCCTTGAGCGGGATCCTTACCCGCGTGCCGATGACGATAACAGGGAATCCCAGCTTCGCCGGATCGGCGTGCGCCTGACAGCGGATCGCTTGCGGTGACGATTTGAGCAGCGGCGCAACCTCGTTCGGTGTGAGATACTGCTTGTCCGACTGCCGCAGTTCTTCAATGGTCATCTTTCTCCTCCTTCCGTTGCCTCCAGCAGCTGAACGCCGGAGCATATAAGCTTCTTGACTGTTTCCGTTACCTTTGCCCATGCATAGAGCTCAGGGGTGAGCACTCTTCCGTCCGACACGATCTTGAGAATCTCCTGCTGGTACTTGCCGATCTCGATGACCGAGTCCAGCAACGCGCACGCCGCCTGTGTCAGCGGAATACTGTTGGCTTCCGGCAGCAATTCCTTCCAGACCACGAAGCTCTGCAACGCCCTGAAAAGAAGCTTCCTGTCGCCGTACTCCTTGGCGATGATCGGGTACATCGAAGCCGGGCATTCCAGCTCGTTCTGCTCGTACCTTTGCAGCGTGCGGACATCGATCGGCAGCCGCTGCGCCGCCGCTTCCTGAGTCAACTGAACTCTTTGGCGCGATTCCTTGAGTAAATGACCTGTGCGTGCCGTAGCAACCGCCTCCCGGTTAAATAAAATGTGTAATAGCCGTCAGGCCGCGCGGTGTTTGAGCAGGTAATCCAGCGTTACGCCCAGCACATCGGCAATCATTGCCGCAAGGCTCAGGCTGGGTGCACGGAGGCCGCGCTCGACCTGTGCAATCATGCTGAAGCTGACACCACATTTCTCGCTAAACTGCTCCAGGCTCCAGCCGCGGGCTTCGCGGAGCCTGCGTACGTTCTCTCCGAACATGCCTTTCCTCCCTTCTGTACGGTTGTTGTTGACCTGCACAGGCGTTTGGCGTAAACTACGAATTGGGTATATTTGTCGCAGTTTACGCCTTCCCACCTGCTGCACGGCAGTGATGGCACTTTATGGTTGTGTTTTGTAAAGCCGTGCAAGAAGAGAATAATACAGGATTCTGGATTTGTAAATACAGAAAACTGTATACTGAAGTATTATATTTGGAGTATTGTTGATGGATGTTGTTCAGCGGATTTTTGATTTAATAAAGAGATCAAAAAAAACAGCAAGAGAAGTTGCAAACGGAGCTGGTATTCCTGCCAGCAACTTCACCGAATGGAAAATGGGCCGTTCCAAGCCATCCGCTGACAAACTATCTCTCTTAGCCGATTACTTTGATGTCTCCGTCGATTATCTACTTGGAAGAACAGAAGACCCGAGACAAGGCACACTTGTCATCCGGGAGGACTGGTCGATTGGTCCAGCAACTGAGGAAGAGCGCATAGCCGTCGAGGCGTTTCTCGCCGTGTATCGGGCAACAAAGGATAAAGAAAAGAAATAGGACAATTACGAATTGTCCTTTTTTAATACTCCGATTCTATTCCAAATGCTTTTGACGGAAGCGTCAAAAATGAGGTACTCCTTCAGATGCATCAAACACTCAGATTGCTAAATCATAATTGAAAGGGGTCATTTCAATTCTAAGAGAATTAATTCAAGAGGCTTCAACTCAACCAGTATATCTTTGGCCTTCATTGATCACTGGCGGGGCAGGATTACTTGGGGCAATCATCGGTGGAACAATTTCCTACTTCGCAAATCGGTATTTGTCTAAACAACAATATCAGCAGAGAGAGGAGGATTATAGGCGTAATAAGCGCTTGCCTTATTATGTAGAATTAGCCGAAATGGCGTCGCAGGCGCTATTGTATTATGAAACAATAAAGAAACACGATCTTTCAAGTTTTACAGTTAAGGTAGATGATGTGAAATCAATATTAGATCAAATAGTAGCGAGACGGACCGATAACCTAAGTGATGATGAGTATAATGATCTTAAATCCAAGTTAGATAGTGTTGGGTCTATGCAAGGTTATATGAAATCGGAACATGGAATTATCATAGAAAATGCAGAAACATTTAAAGAACTTCGCGATAAGATTGAGTCGATGTTTAAAAAAAAGTGGGGGGAGTTTTCTATCTTCTCAAGCCAGCTTGTTATAGACAAAGCGACCACTTTCTTTCTTGACCTTTTAAGTACTTCACCAGCAAACATCCCTCCTGAGCATGTGTTCAAGAATGCCACTGAACTTCTAAAACAAATACGAAAAGAAATCGGATAGAGTTTAGTTAACTCGGGAAATCGCGTTTAAACCAGGGCTGTCATTATTATTGTCTAGACAATGCATGGTACTTCAGTTGTTAAAAGACTTTGATACAGCAGTAAGCCCTATACTACGGATTATTCTGCACTGTCGAAAAGCCGTTGGTCTATATTTAGCACTATTGATAATTAACATTACACGTATAATACGGGATATTTAGATCCTCAACACATCATTGATAATCTGTTCCATCTTTTTATTGTTCAATTGTTTGTGGAAATAAACGGTATATCCGTCTTTTGAGAGCATATCAAAGAATACCTCGGCACAGCCAATTTTTGCAATTTCTTCTTCACGCAAAACGGCTTTGTTTTCCACATCTTTTGTTTCGACCACAATATTGAGCACCTTTTCGCCAGACGCTCGCTGTACGACATACATGAAATCTGGACTATACATCCCACCTGTGATCGTCGGTATCGCAATGCTGCAGCGAGGAATTTTACCATAAACAACGACCGTTGAAATATCAGATTGGATGTTTTCTTGCTCAAGCGGCGAATCGTAGGCAAAGGAATCATACAGATATTTTTTGCTTGGCGCGCCCGGAACTAATGTCTTGCCGATACGCCCTTGGGCAATATCCTTGCGCGGTTTGCCATCCTCATAGGTCAAAGCGGTTGAGCCAATCGGAACGTTGCTCTTTTTATAGTGAAAGCGTCCTTGTAGATTTTTTATTCGCCATGCCTGGAATTCGGAGCAGAATGCTGCGACGGTGCTTTCGTTGATATATTTCGCTTCAACGGTACCATGTTTCTCGGCATATGCGCACAAGGCTTGATGTAGGACAGTTATCGGAACATTTGTTGCTTTCATTATTCGTTTTAGAAATACGCTGTAGGCGATGGGACGTGTTACCGTATATGAAACACCAGTGCCTGTGGCTGTGGTCATCTGCGAACCGTCGCTTTCGACGATATCTCTTGTGCTGGTCATGACCACATCGCTGAAAACGCCCTTTTGCTCAAGCAGCGACAAGACGATAGCGTCCATATCAGCATCCAAATCTGCGTCGTAAAACAGCAAATAGCGTTGATTGATTTTTTCCCACAGCTCTCGAATCTCGCTGTATACTGCCTTCCGGATTTTGATGGGTTGTGGCTTTGTAACATTGCGGTCTTTGACCTTGCCGGTGGACAGTCCAGCAGAAAAGTCTGGATACTCCGCAAAGAAAGCATCTCTTGTTTCCAGTTTGATATTGTAGTGTCTGTCGATATAATGATTTTCTGAATACAGTATGTCAAACAACTCGTCTGAGGTTATGCCCAGCTTCTTTGCTACCTGTATGAGACGCTCCTCACTGATGGAGGAAGATTGCGGAATTTCACCGTTTATCTGCTCGACAAGGCGAATGGCAAAGTCCGCTTCGGTGAAATCTACGATGTAGTTCAGTTGGAATTCCTCGTTGGAAATGCGGTTTCCGTTCTCATCTACTGGCAGACGCAGACCGCGTCCGACCTCCTGAAGCTTGCTGATATCGCTACCGCTGGAGCGCAGTTTTGCGATGGTGAATACATTCGGATTGTCCCATCCCTCCTTGAGTGTCCATTTAGAAATCAGAAAACGGAGCGTATTATAGCTGCCATCTGCATACTTGAATGAAAGAAGCTGCTTTTTGCCGTGAAGAATCACATCGACTTCTTTTGCTACCTCTTCGTCTGAGTCGTTGTTGTCTTGCGAAAAATAACCCGCATGACAAGCGGATGGGTTTGCAATGCTTGTTTCGAGATAGGTTCGGTATTCACTGTCATGCTCATCCAATGTGGCTATCACAGCCTCTATTCGCTCTTTGAGTAGACGCTCAAATGCCAACAGAAGATACGGTTGTTTTCCCTCTGCGTCGGGACGGTAGGAGGTGATATCATCGATGAAAAACAAAGCAAGAGTTTTTATTTTAAATGTTCGATTGCAGAAATTCTCCCGCTCTGTTTCAAAATGTCGCTCAAGAGCGAGTCGTATCATCTGCTCTTGATAGGACGTCATATAGATATCCACATCCAGTTCTTCACCCGAGGTCTTTACTATCCCGTTGGAAAACTCCACGGTAGAGGTGCCAATAGCGGAGACGGTGATACCCTCAAAGGCATCGCTGATAATGGAAAGCGAATCATCAGTCTTGAGCGTATAGGATTTTGTGGTTTCATCGCGCCGCTTGTATTGAAACGAAACGGAATCTCGGCTGGCTATCGAGGTGATTTTTACCTTTTCGTCCCTCTTAGAAACAGGCTCAAAATGCTCTTTTGCAACACCCTTGATAAGGTTCTGATTAAATGCTTCACAGGCGTTTAGGTCATATAACAGATTATGGTAGTCCTTGACAGTAATTTTATTCTTGCCACGCCCGCTGCTCGTTTCCGGGAAGGTTGCACCGAAGCGTATAATGCACTGGGGTTTTATTTCATCAGTGATGACCGAAAAAGCCTTCTGGTCACGTGAAAAGCGATGAGGTTCGTCGATTATGACAAACGGGCGTGTAGCTTTCAGCGCGTCCAGCGGACGGTAAAAACCCTCCGCACCGTAATCGTAATCGTCGCGGCTGAGCATTCCGTCTTTCCTGACAACAAGCAGGTGCATATTGACCAACATGACATATATTTTCTTTGAGTTCTGGCATGAGCCCTTGATGAAATCGCTGACAACACTCGGGAAATAGGAACGTCCTTTTCTTTTGTTTTTCGGCGCTTCAAGCAAACCGACTTCTATTTCAGTACCGTAACCGCAACCATCCGTAAAATGGCGTCTGGCATATTCATCCTGTAAAAACTGCGCTGTTCCTGCTTTAATGGCAAGTGATGGAACAGCAATAATGAATTTATTGATGCCGTAACGCTTTTGCAATTCAAACATCACTTTTGTGTAAACGTAGGTCTTGCCCGTACCAGTTTCCATTTTAATATCTAGATTGAGACAGTCACCGATAGGTGCACCTCCGCGATAATCAGCGGGAATACTCTCCTGTTGGGCACTGATATTCGCAGTAAGGCGTTGGTCAGTAAGTGAGATATGCGGATTTTCATAGAATTGAGTCGGTGCTGTAATCGGTACATCGATAAAAGCGGCACATACCGCATCAATAGCTTTTTGCTGGTGGGGCAAATCTTTCTGAAGAATTAAGTCCATAATTGCCCCCCCTTAATAACGAATGTCGAAATTAACACGTAGATTCTTCTCCGTATCTTTCAGCCGTTTCAGGTTTGTTTGCAGCTGCTCGGTTTCCGTCCATGTGAAGCTGTAGCCAAAGAGGACCACATTCTCCGGGTTAAAGTTGCCGTCAGTTTCATATTTCACGACGATCGCCTCAATTGCCGCTTGTGACAAATTTGGGTCGATGAGGTACAGGTGCTTGCCGATGAAATATCCCTTGTATCCCACGAGGTCGAGCTCCTCGACAGAAGAAGTGAATCCGTAGCCATCACGCACAAGCCATGTAGCAAGGACGGTTGGTGTGCCGAAATCGTCCAGAACAGTATTCTTGATCAACATACCACTTTCATCGGGTGTGAATTTTTCCAGCTTGTCCAACGCGTTTTCGGACGGCTCGACAAGTGTATAATGTTTGAAACCGAGATCAACAGTGGTGTTGGGATAATTGATTATGAGGTTATTACGAACTCTTCCTAAGCGTTCAATTCCAATCCAATCCAAAGTGTGTGGATGTGATGTTCTGTCAAGAAAGTCCAATACCTTTTTAAGATTTGTACGCTCTGTTTGTGTGGAATTATTAAATTATTCATCAAGATTCTCCGGTAACTGAATAACTATAAATTTTCTGTGACTGTCTTTTTGGGTAATATTCTCTAAGAATACTGCGTGTGCCGTTGACGCTGAGCCAGAAAAAAAGTCAACAACAATACTATTGTTATCTGTCATAAATCTAATAAGTTTTGACAAGATTTCTTCGTCTTTAGGATTAGTAAAAACGCCCTCACCAAGTAAATTTTTTAGTCTTTTAGTAGCGGCACGACCATCTTTATAAAATACACTATATGGTACTTCATATTCATTATCTTTAAGGTAAGTTATGCTACATGGGACAGTAGTTTCATCCGGTCCAAAATGGACAAGATTTTGCTCAATTACTTCCAGCATTCGTTCTTTTGTCGGATATACCCAGCCACGTTCAGGTATTTTGCAAGGTCTTTTTGTTACAGGGTGCAGAACTTCATATTTGGGGCCACCGCCACCCGGCCACGAAATATCTGATGAGAAGTATATGCCGACAGAATTTATACATTTGTAGTGACTATGCCGCTTGGCAGCCATGTTATCGTCTAGACTTGTATACCAATCTCTTAACTTAACTTGCATAGTATCATAATCGTTGCTGTGTGCTTTTTTTATCTTGTCGTAATAAGCATAGATGTCATCTAAGCCCTCCTTTCGCGTTCTCCACTCCGCTTTGTCGCTCAGCATTTTTGCTTTATCTCTAAAATAGCAAAGCATATATTCATGAGAATTCGAAATAAAGGTAGAATCATTTTTACGACCAGCAGACCAAACCATAGATGAAATGAAATTTTCCTCACCAAAAATTTCATCACATATCATTTTTAATGAGTGGAATTCATTATCATCAATTGCAATAACAATCACGCCATCCTTTTTCAATAGATCCCTTGCCAATTGAAGACGTGAGTACATGAACATCAACCATGCAGAATGGGATGCAGAGCCACGCTTTGTCAAATCCAGTATGCGCTTTGCCTGTTCTTCATCAATGCTCAGTTTTTTGGACAGTTCCTCAACGGTGAAATTGAAGCTGTCATTATATACGAAACCGTCAGTACCAGTATTATACGGTGGATCTATGTAAATACATTTAACATTTCCTGAGTATGATTTAAGAAGATGCTTCAACCCGTCCAAATTATCGCCACTAATATAGATGTTTTCGCTGGCGGCGTTCTCCGGCTTGGCGTTATGTTCCTCGTCCGGTAAAATTACTGTAGTTGTATCCACGGAGGCAAGCAGACGGGCATAATTTTTACCGAGAAAATTCAATTCGTATCCTTCGCCCGTGACCGAAACCTTATCACACAGAAATTCTTTGAAACGTTCAATATCAAATGTACCGTCCATGTGAAAGCAGGATGGGAAGTTTTCTTTCAAAACCGCTATCTCACGACTGTTGGGCGTGACGTTTTCGTTGGCGGCAATAATCTCTTTAATCATATAAGTATCTCCCATCTTCATCGGCTAAATTGTCAGCAATGTCCCCATTATTGACATTTAACATTTCAAGTAACTTGCCAACCACATTCAGCATTTGCACAGATGTACTGTCCCATTATACCGCGAAAATTCACTGTAACTCAATGCAAAAAAAACATGATATCGTCGTTAGTCTGGGCGCTCTCGACAAAGGCACAGGATTGACAACCATTAGTGCATGGGAACCATATAAATATAGCTATGAAAATGTTTGTATTACATATCAAAGTTTAAAGTGGTATATTTGTACTCACCTGACAGAGATTCAAAAATGAAATCACGGAGAAAAGAACATGGGATTCCGGGATTGGCACTACGACAGACGGTTCGATATCCTCTACATAGGGAACATGAAAAACACAATTGCAAAAGAAACATTGAAAGACATCTTCGTCATGCACGACCGTGAGACCGATGAGATCTCCGGATACGTCCTTCTGGGCTTCAGGAAGCGACTCTCCTCGGGCATCTACTCGCAATTGAAAATGGATTTTGATTTGGCCGAGGTCCTAGCGACCCTCTGACTCCTCAAGCGCCATGTTTAACATGGTGCTTTTTTGTGCACCGTTTTCAGCGCATGCCGGTTGAGCCCACTTCCATTTGCCTTAATCTTGTATTAGTATGGGAACATAAGTTCCCCATATAAGCAGGGAGGTAATGGGTAATGAAGCGTGCGGTGACGAAAGATGCAACGATTGAAATGGTTGAAGTTGCCCTCCCATTGTCATTGAAGGCGTATTGCCAGTACAATGAATCCTCGGTCAGATTGTATGTGGATCAGAACCTGTCAGCAGAAGAAAGGAACAAAGCCTTTAGCACAGTCAAAAGGGAACTTGAGGAAATGAACAATTCCCAACACCACTCTCCAGATTGTGCCGTCGACCGCAATGCGGTCGATCGCTAGCATGATACTGAGGTGAGAGAAATGGGAAAGCACAAGGCAAGAGGAAACGGACAGGGAAGTGTTTATCAGCTGCCGAACGGTAAATGGCGTGCTGCTGTGACCTTGGGATATTCTGCGGAAGGGAAGCGCCTTGTCCGGACTGTTTCGGTGTTCCGGACCAAGAAAGAGGCGATCACTGCAATCCCAAAGCTTAAGCAACAGAAGGAGTATGGCAGTCTGACATTCAAACAAGTCTGGGATGAGATCCGAACGCAGATAGACTCACTCTCCGGCAACAAGATAGGTGAGTACGACAGAGCTTGGCGTCGTCTCACGGTGCTTCATTCGATGCGCGTTGCGGATACACGTGCTGCAGATCTGCAGCGTGCTGTCGACCAGGTGCCCGGCGGATACCATACAAAGAAAGCAGCGAAGAATGTCCTTGGCCATATATACAAGTACGCCATGGCCAACGATGTAGCACCGAAGAACTATGTTGCATTCGTCAAGCTCCCCTCCTGCCCGGAACCGGAGAAGGGCGCGTTTACACCGGAAGAAGTCAACAGGATCTGGCAAGTTGCCGAAAGTGGCAATCAGGCCGCGCAGTACACGCTGGTTATGATTTACTGCGGCATGCGCCCGGGAGAGCTCCGCGAACTGGAAACGCGGAGGATTAACCTGCAGGATCAGCATATGATCGGAGGCATAAAGAGCGAGGCAGGGAAGAACCGGATCATCCCGATCGCAGACAGGCTGGTGCCAATTCTTCGCCAGCTCGTTGTCGCTACAAGATTCCGGCTCCTGACTTGGGATGAGAAGACCTGGTACAAGCGGTACTACGAAGCGTTGGACCTCGCCGATTGCCGTCGTCTTCCACCTGGATGCTGCCGGCATACGTTCGCGACCATGAGCGCGGAGGCTGAGCTGTCGCCGGCTGTCATCCAAGAGATCATGGGCCATGCGAGCTATGCCACAACGCTGAAAAACTACACGCATGTTCGGACCCAAAAGAAGGTTGAATCGGTCAATAAATTGTAGCTATTGCATACCTATTGCATACTGCCGACGCTGAAACGCCCTTCCAAAGGGCGTTTCATGTACCCCTGCTAAGGGCGTAGGGTGAGTGTATCGCCGCGAGGGTTCAAATCCCTCCTTCTCCGCCAAAGTGCCCAGAAATGGGCACTTTTTCCTTTATCGGGAAGGGAATAAATAAGCGGAATCAGATAAAAAAGTGATGAGAAATCATCAAAAAAATAGTGCTATTGCATATCAGTTTTGGCGTATGACAGTGCTAAACCATATCGATCCTTTCCTTATCAGAGTATCGCTTTTCTTTGAATTCATTGAGACAGTCAATAGATGCTACTGCTTCTCCAAGATACGAAGGTAACCAAACGAAAATGTCGACATCTTCGAACATTTGAGTTAATATTTTACAACGCATTGCGAAATTCCTAATATGAGCTAATTGCCTCTTTTGAATGATTTCCTCCATTAGAAGAAGCGCACGATTATCTTCTATTTTTAAGATTGAATTATGTATTTTACTAAGGCGAAATTGGATTGTTTTTTTGATGGGACGCAAATCCTCACAATCCGTTTTTGTATAAAGCAGAGTTAGCCATTCCTCCCATGTTCGTAATTGAGTGTCAACTTTCTGAAACGATCCATATAGGGTTGGCAAAGTTTGACACAAGTCTCTAAATGCATTACGAAAATCAGCAAATATATACTTTGCACTTAAGGCCTTTCGTTCTTGCGTTTCCTTCTTATTGGACTTTTCAATATACATTGCGACCATTAATGAAGCAAACAATCCACTACATATACTTAGGAGTATTGTTCCGAAAAAAGCGAAGCATCTTGAATCTCTTAAGAAAACCACCAAGTACGATCCCAATAAAGTTAAAACAAATAAGAGTAAAAAAGGTATCCATAAGCTTTTACTATTAAGTTTCATGTAATCCTCGTCTAAAATTAAATTATGGATTCAATTAGGATTATATACATAGATTTCTGTATTAACAAATAAAAAGCCCCGGCGATAGCCGGGGCTTTGATAGTCTCTATCTCGGATTCATATGAGCTGTTAATTTTTACTCCGAGTTCGAGTTTCCGTATCGTCTCTAGGTTCATCATCTCTGAGCTGCTTTCGAACTTCAAAAGCGCCGGAAATCCCTCCTTCTCCGCCAAAACCGCCTTCCATAGGCGGTTTTTTCCTTTCTCGGCATTATGGTGAAATCAATAAAGAAAGCGAAATAGTGCTCCCAAATCACCGAAAAACGCATGCTATTTCCCCTTTTGCTTCCCCTGTTATTTCCCTGTGCATGGAATACTCGGTTCACGTTGGAAAAAGAATGCGGTTGTGTTATTCTTCTAACGAAGGGAAGTGCTTGCATGAGCAAAGCTTATGAGGTTGATCGTTTTCTTGCCCGCACGGATAAGGGCAGAGAGTATACTATTGTTGTCTATCAGGACGTTATTTCTGTGTCTGACCGAGGCTCTACCATTCGAGGTCCACAAACTTTCCGCACGTCAACGGGCCTCATCGTTGTTCCTGATTCTTCCGGAGGATTCAAAGTTATTGCCCCCCATGATATTGTCAGAAGAGTGTGAGTGGTTATCATTCAAAACAAGAAAAGCCCCGGCTATCGCCGGGGCTTTGATAGTCTCTATCTCGGAGACATTGTGCTGCTAATTATTCAGTCCGAGTCCGAGTCTTCGTCGAGGTTTACCAGTACCGGCATTGCCGAACCCGTCATTAAATATTCAGGTCCTCCATACTCTCGTAACGTTCACCTATCGCAACGCCCTTGGGCGCAATATCGTCAATGCGCGCCAAGTCCTTGTCCGTCAATTGTACCTCGACTGCCCCGATATTTTCCTCCAAATATTCAATCCGCTTCGTCCCCGGTATGGGAATGATGTCATCTCCCTGGGCAAGAAGCCAGGCCAGTGCCAGCTGGGATGGTTTACAGCCCTTCTGCTTAGCGAGTTCCTTAATATAGTCAACCAA